TCAACCTCAGTACCACTGGGGCTGATATTAATGGTGATGCCAATATAGATGGTACTTTGACCAGCGATGGGCTGACTGTGAACAGTGGCACAAATAATATAGTAGCAAAGTTTGAAAGCTCTGATGCGGGTGCTTTTATTATACTTGAAGATAGCGGCTCAACTAATGATGGAAACCGTATTGCAGTAGAAGGCGATGTTATGTCTTTTGCTACCGGTGATTCTGAGAGGATGCGCATCACATCGTCAGGATTGGTTGGGATTGGGACGAGTTCGCCAGACGAGATGCTAGAGCTTGACGGCGGCAACATGAAGTTCACCAATACGACAAGTAACGACAGTCGCATATACTTCACTCATTCGACCTCTGCCAACAGGCGGTCATACATCGGCGCACTAGAGACTGACGGCAACGGAAACTCACTAATTTTCGCACCTAATGCTAATGGCCAAGATGCAGCAGAAGCCATGCGCATCGACAGCAGCGGTAATGTTGGCATTGGTAGTTCTACTATTTATGGGGATGGAGGCTCCACTTTAAGTTTAAGCGATGACTTGGGTGGAAATGTTGGAGGCCGTTTAGCCTTACATTACACTGGAAATTCTGGCTATGCACAAATCTCCACTTCAAATGCAAACGATGTTGTAATTGATGCGGATAGAACAAATGTAGGAAGCAACACTAATATACAATTTCGTATTGATAACACAGAACGCATGCGCCTCGATGCGAGCGGTAACTTGCTGGTGGGGACTACGACAACTGACACGGCAACGGTTACAGGGGTTACATTTCAGCCTGATGGTCAAATCTTTGCAGGTGCTTCTAATCAGCAAGTTGCAACCTTCTCTCGTCAAGATTCTGATGGCGAGATAGTTAGACTTCGCAAAGGCGGCTCCACTGTGGGGAGTATTGGGGTTAATAACACAGATAATCTTTTTATATCTGGCAACTCCGCTCATGCGGGTTTAGAATTTCTTGGAGTATCAATAGCACCACATAAAAATGGTTCGTTAATAGATAATACTTTGGACATAGGAACTGGCAATAATCGTTTCGATGACATCTACGCCACCAACGGAACAATCAACACATCTGACCGCAACGAAAAGCAGGACATTGCAGAGCTATCTGATGCAGAGCAACGTGTAGCTGTAGCTGCCAAAGGCTTACTGCGTAAGTTCCGCTGGAAAAATGCAGTAGCAGAAAAAGGCGATGAAGCCAGAACGCACTTTGGTATCATTGCACAAGACCTGCAAGCTGCATTTGCGACAGAGGGCTTAGACGCTGGTGACTACGCCATGTTTATCTCTACAACTTGGTGGGAGCATGACGTTGAGGTTTCAGCGGTAGAAGCTGTGGCAGAGGTGCTTGATGATGACGGCAACGTAGTCACTGAGGCTGTAGAAGCCGTTGATGCCTACACCCGCACCGACACATATGACACACAAGAAGAAGCGCCAGAGGGTGCTACAGAGCGCACTAGGCTTGGGGTTCGATACAGCGAGCTACTGGCGTTTATTATCGCTGCAATATAGGAGTTTATTATGGCTATCACTTACACTTGGACTATTCCAACATTGGAACACGAAATCGCTGACGGTGGCGTTTATGTAGCCCACTGGCGCTGCTCAGGCGTTGATGAAGATGGTAATACAGCATCAGCTTATGGCACTTGTGGCTTGACCTACGATGCCTCTGCTGCTGATTTCACACCGTATGACGATATTACTGAGGCTCAAGCTCAAGGCTGGGTCTGGGGTCATGTATCACAAGCTGATACTGAAGCTGCTATTGCGTCAAAAATCGACGCAATGGCAAATCCAACGACTGCTGACGGAGTTCCGTGGGCAGCATAACCTGAAAGGAGATCAACGTGACTGAAGACAAAAAGGTCATTACGATTGACGATGTGGAATACACCGAAGACCAGCTGAGCGACACTGCAAAGATGTGCATAAATCACATCAATTCGCTAGACCAGAAGATCGGATCTGCGCAGTTTAACTTAGTGCAGCTTCAGATGGGCAGGCAGGGCTTCATGGCCGAGCTGAAAGCCGCCCTTGAGCCTGACGCGGAATAGCCGCGCAGCATAACGAAAACGCTAGGGGCAGCAAAACGCTGCCCTTTTGCGCATCAAATGGTCATGTGTTACACTGCGGCAAGCGCGCAACACCAACGAGGCAACGATGGCTCTGATTAGATTAGACGTACCCGCTGGGGTTTACCGCAACGGCACCGACTTGCAGAGCATGGGGCGTTGGCGAGATGCCAGCCTGATACGTTGGATTGACGGCACGATGCAACCGGTCAAGGGTTGGCGCACAAGATCCGACACTGCCACGAATGCCACGCCGCGCGGCATGGTAAACTGGGCAGACAATTCCAACGACCGCTGGTATGCCACCGGCACATATAACAAGCTATACGTCTACGGCGGCGGCACCGGCACGCAATACGACATCACGCCGACAGGCTTGGCCACTGGCCGCGAGGATGCTGTCGCGTTCACCGGCTACGGCGGCAACACATATGGCAATTACGCATACGGCGTTGCGCGGCCAGACACGTCACGCATACAGCCTGCAACCGCGTGGAATTTGCAGCTGTGGGGCGAATACCTGCTGGCTAATAACCGTGACGACGGCAAGGTCTACGAGTGGCAACTGGACAACACCGCAATCGCTGCGCAAGTTGCCAATGCGCCAATAAACAACAAAAGCATCGTCGTGACGGAAGAGCGCTTTCTGATGTGCCTTGGCGCTGGCGGCAATGTGCGCAAGGTGCAGTGGTCAGACCGCGAAGACAACACGACGTGGACGCCGTCAGCGCAGAACGAGGCTGGCGACCTTGAGCTGTCTACAGAAGGCGAGATCATGGCTGGCGTCAGCGTGAAGGGCCAGACGCTTATCCTGACGACGCGTGACGCGCATGTCGCCAACTACATTGGCCCGCCATATGTCTACGGCATAGAGCGCGTTGGCTCAGCCTGCGGGCTTGCGGCCAACTTGGCATATGCCAGCGTAGACGCCGGATGCTTCTGGATGGGCGTCCACGCGTTCTACGTCTACAGCGGCGGCCAAGTGCAGGAGATGCCGTGCGACGTGTCTGACTACGTCTTCAACGACATCAACCGCGCGCAGATCAGCAAGGCGTTTGCCATGTCAAACGGCACATACGGCGAGATATGGTGGTTCTACCCGTCGAGCGACTCCACAGAGAACAACCGCTACGTCGCATATAATTACGTCGAAAACACATGGTCGATTGGCACGATGGCGCGCTCTGCGGGATCTGATGCAGGCACGTTCATCTATCCGCTGATGGCCGACCCGTCTAACAATAAGATTTACGAGCATGAGGTGGGCTACGAATACAACGGCGCAACGCCGTTTGCGGAAACCGGACCGATTATGCTTGGCTCCGGCGACAACGTTGTCAGCGTGACGGAAATGATCCCCGACGAAAAAACGCAGGGCGATGTCAGCGCCACGTTTAAGACGCGTTTTTATCCCAACGGCACAGAGAGATCGTATGGGCCGTTTAGCATGGCCAACCCGACCAACATGCGTTTCACTGGCCGTCAGGTGCGGATGCGCGTTGACGGCGCACGTCTTGCCGACTGGCGTGTCGGCGTAAACCGGCTAGACGCTGTTGCGGGTGGCCGCAGATGACGCAGCAGTACCGCGCACCAGAGCCAAGGGGTGAAGACTGGATGGCTTGGGGTAGGCGTCTGATGCTTTACCTCGGCCAGACGCGTTCACAGCTTGTGCAGCAGACGGGCGGCGAGAGCGCGGCAGAAGATGGCGTGATAATGTGGGATCGCACAAACGAATACCCCGTTGTCAGCAAGAACGGCGAGTGGCGGCAGATCGTGCTGGAAGACGGCCACGCTGACTTCATCTTGACGTCAGACGTCACGCCTGCTGCCGCCAACACAGCGTACAAGCTGACATATGACGCGCCCAGCGGCAATGATGGCATCACGCAAGGCACGCCAGCGTCGCGCATCGTGTTCGAGGAAGCTGGCCAATACGTCGTGTCGTTTTCCGCGCAAATATCATCGACGTCAGGCAGCACGGTTCACTTTTACTTCTGGCCAAGCGTAAACGGAACCAACGTGGCCGACAGCGCAATGACAACGGCGATGCACAATAACAACGCCACGCTGGTCACGTCGCGCACGCAGATATTTACGCTTGCGGCTGGTGACTACTTGGAAGTGAACTACATGATCGACAGCACGCAGGGCTTTCTGAATTACACCGCAGCGTCTTCGCCGGTGCCAGCAATACCCGCGTCAACCTTGGCAATTACGAGGCTTCATGGATAAAGAGCTTGAAAGATGCCGCGAATGGATTGAGGCCGCTTTGCAGTATTCCGGCGGCACACATGACTTCATCGACGTGGCCGAAGGTATATACAAGGGAACGATGCAGCTCTGGCCTACGCCGAGGGGGTGCATCGTCAGCGAAATAGTGGTATATCCGAGAAAGAAAGTTTTAAACGTGTTTCTTGGCGGCGGCGAGTTGGATCAGATTTTAGAAATGCATGAAGATGTGATAGCATGGGCAAAAGCGCAAGGATGCTCTGCGTTGACCATGACAGGCCGCTTAGGCTGGAAGAAACCACTGAAGGCGCATGGCTGGAAGCCACTGCACACCTCATACGTTAAGGAGTTTGAATAATGGCAGGCGGTAAAGGCGGGTCAACCACTAGCACAGTAGAGGTGCCAGAATATATTGAGGAAGCGGCGCGCCGTAACTTGGCCAAAGCGGAAGGCATTAGCCAGATCGGATTCACGCCGTATTACGGGCCAGATGTTGCCGCGTTTACGCCGTTTCAGCAGGCAGGGTTTCAGCAAACCGCTGACGTTGCTGGAGCGTTTGGCATGGCCACGCCGACATCTCAGCGAGACATCATGGGCGGCATGGGCGCGCCAACGCAATACGCAAGCGGCGTGATGGGCTACAGCTCAGCGCCTTTATATGAGCAGTCGCTTTCCGAGCTTGAGCGCAGACGCCCAGCGCAGAAAGAGTTTATCGACAGCTTCTTCATCGACCCCGTGACAGGAAAAGTCGGGTCGCGTGTGCAGCCCGCAATCGATTACAGTCAATATATGACAGGCGCAGAAGAGCGTGAGCGCGGCCGCCAAAACGATTTGGCGATTGCAAGAGCAGAGTCAGGCCAATACGTTGGCCCGATGACGATGAACCCCAACGCGTCGCCGTCTGATATGGACAACGCCATGCAGTTCCACGCGACCCGCATGGGCCGTGGATCTGA